TCTTATTTGTGATCCCGGATAAGGTAACACATTACAAATTCCAGAATAATCAATATCGTCAATTGGTCCTATACTATATTGTTGCGGTTCGGAAGGTGGTTCTTCAGCATTACAACAATCCAATAATCTACTTTCTATCCATTCGTTAGACTTCGCAATAAAATTTGGAACTTTTTCTACAAATTCTTTTGCTGCATTTAATTTATTTGTTAGAGTTTGAATTTCTAGTTCATATTGATTAAGACCTCTGGTCAATACTGTGCTAAAGTAATTGTTTATATTTGGATTTAAATTAAAAAACTGTCCGATTGAAGATTTATACCATACATTTGGCTGATAATCTTCTGTTAGTATAGTTGTTGGTATTTTTACATTTGGATTTTCTAAATTTATCGATAGAGTTAACCCATTTTGTATTTCCGAATAATCAGAATCATAATTTATAGTATCAGTAAATGATCCAGCTGCAACAATTTTATATTCTTCTGACCCACTTAAAATTCCATTTTTACCAAAAAGAAAATTATATTCTTCCGCATTTGTTATTCCTGATGGATCATTGAAGAATTTAATATCAGCAGTGCTTCCTAAAGAATTTGTAGTACAACATACAACACATCTATAAACTTCCCACTCTCGTTTTAAATTTTTAAGTTTTACAAATTCCTTTCTCTTTTCCTCTAATGGTTGACGTATTTTTGTATAGATTTTGTGTAATTTTTGTATTTCTAATTCGGTTATGTCGAATTGTGGTTGCCATGTTACATTAGACCATCTAGAGTCTCTTTCCCTATCCAAATAATCCCACCATATGTGTGCTGGATTATCTGGTTTCTTTCCAAACCCGGTATCGGATGAATAATTTATGTTATAGTCGAAGGGAGTATTTATTATTTTTGTACTATAATAACCAAAGGTATTATCTCCAAGACGAGTTGAAGGCATAGGAATTTTTTTATTATCGTCAGAGAGTATCTTTACTGGATTTGTTTTAACTTGATCTGGTAATAATTTATATTTTTCTACATGTCGAACCGAAGCAAAATCTCTATGATAATCATAATCGACTATAGAATATGTAAACCCACTTTTACTGCTTAAGAAATCAGAATATAAATTTTCATAATTCGGTTCCATTCTAATATAGTGAGACATAAACGCACTATCTTGAAATAATGATAAATTATCAGAGAGTTTATCCACTTCAACCGAAAGTATTCTATACTTATTCTGAAGATCATCACTATTCATGGCAAATGAAACAATTTCATCTGACTCTTCGCTATCTTTTAGAATTTTCTCTACAGATTTAAAGTGCCAACCATCTCTATCTTTCCAAAAGAAAAAATTTGGTGCTTTAGTGTTCTCTTTTGGAACAGCATTGTTCGTTACATAACTCATTAATGTAGCTACATTTAATTGTCCTTGTTGTATGCCACTGGGATATGTAATTTCATCGCTTTTCAGCCAAATTCCATTTTTAGTTCCTTCGATTTCTATTGGTTGTAGTTTTAATTTTGAAGCTATAGTTTCTATCAATCCCGGAACTGAATTACCACTTTCGCTTTCGCCCTGGCCCCCGCCGCCTTCGGATCCCTTTGCGATAAGACCAACAAAATCTTTATCTAACTCTAAAATAGACTTATTGAAATTTGCATTAAAAATTTCATCAGAAATAAATTCTAATCTGTAAATTGCTGCCTTTTCACCTGTTTCTATTTTTGGTGAATTTACTTCTGCAAAATCATTAATTATTCTAGAAGAAAAAACAAAAAATTCAAGTTTTAAATTTTCTTCAATATCAATAAAAGAAAATTCTATTGTTATTTTTTCACTACCATTAAGATTCATCTGAGCAATCCAGTCATGTTTATCTAGAACATCGATATGACCGGAAACAAATGGTGTAAACATACTCTCGGTTATATGTAACCCCATAAGTCTACTTTGTCCAAGACCAGAGCTTTGTGGATATACTACATCAAATGTACTTAAAGTCTTCCATTTAGACTTATCTTCTAAAATATTATCAATTTTTTCAATTTTTATAGAAGAAAGAAACGATACGAATGGACTTGGATTGTCTTTTGCTAATTGATTTAAATCTTCATTCATTTTAATCTCATTTTATATATTTATAGTGACAGAAAGCACTCTTCCAAGAGTATCGGTTTTAACTGCTTTTTTGTACATGTCATATACCGTAGAAATTATTTGTTGTTTTGGAATTTTAACAGTCTGTCTTTTGTATAATTCGTCCATCTCATATTCTTCGAATGTTTTCACCGTTATTCCAAAATTGGAGCTCAATCCATTCGTTATATATTTATAGAGAACCGTATTATATAATGTATCGGTATCAGTATATGACGCAGGAACAGTAGTAACATTTGTATTTGGATCTGCACTATAATTTGTCAAAGTTGTTCCATTGAAAATTCTATATGGACTTATAATTTCTTTGTTTGTATTTTTATTATTTATGAAATATTTTGGAGTATCTAAATTTGGTATAGTTCTTCTTGCTAATCTAGCAACATTTGATGTGGTGTTTGTATTTATAATGGAAAACCCATTTCCTTCTTTTCTCAAAAACACGACATAATCGTTGTTGCTAAATGTTCCCTCTCCACCATATACAACAACATTTCTAGTTTGTTTTCTCCAATCTAAAACTACAGAATAGACATCTTGATCTAAAGAGGTTCCTGCGCTATTTGTTTTTATCATTATATCGCCTGGAAGTAATTCGGGAGTTGCTATGATAAAAAAAGAAGTTCCTTTATATTTGTTGGACAAATTTTCTTTATATGAATAATATTCTGCTGGCCATTCATTATGTGGATCCACTATATTATTTGCCATGAAGATAAACCAAGAAAATTTAGGATCGCCGTAATATTCGAATGCTATTTTTTCTGGAGTAGATCCATCGGTTATAAGATAAGTGTCGAATATTTTTGTATTTTCTAAAGTAGTTTGTGTAAATGATATCTTTTTGAAAATATCAACCAATTCATAAGTTTTGCCGTTTAGAAAGGTATAATTTATTTTTGAAAAAGAGGAAAATATCATATTAACCGCCTGCTACTACACCAGATGCACCACCACTCACCAAGGCAGTAGATCTGGAAATAATTTGTGTACTGCCAGCTGCTCTGAGAGCGGGTTCTAATTCTACAAAGGTTATTGTAGCGGACTGTGCTAATGGTTTTAATTTACCACCCTCGGACATTGCATAAGAGTTTTTAAATGCAGATTTGTTGATTGTGCAACCATCCATTAATGCCCATTGTGGTTGACCACACCAATCTGGATCCACGCTAGTATTGTTTCCCGATCCGATTCCGAATCTCCATAGGGGAGGATGTCTAACCTTTGATGCAAGAGGATAACCAAGAACAGTGGGTAACTGATATGCCTGTAGCGCCTGACATATTGCACTTGCTGCAGCAGAATCTTGTGGGGTTAGAGAACCAAAAAGTATTCTAAATGTATATACTCTCTTGTTTATGCCCTGAAATGTTGTGTCTGACATATCCATGCTGGTTATATTTCCAACTGTAAAATCAGAAATAGCCTGTCCTACATTCTCCACAGTATCCATAACAGCTAAAGCTCCACTAACTATTGCTTTACCCACGCCTGGTAAAAAATTACCAATCATTCCAATGGTTGCTCTTGGATCTGCTTTGGTTGCTGTTTCCTCTGAGTTAATTGCAGTATTATATGCTGCATCAGAAAATGTAGAAAATTCTGCTGGAGCAGGAACATATATGGAATCTAGTAGTATCCCGCTTGGCAAGGAACCATCACCAGACGAAGCAGATGAACGCATTACTGAATTGCTGTTATATTCATATATGAAAAATTTTAACCAAAGTGGTATTCTTTGTTGTAGTGCGGTAGAAGCTGGATAGATATAAGTTGCCATTTATTTTTCCAATGTATTATAAATATGAGGATGCCCTATAAAACGAAATACATTCCAGTAAATCCCACAAAATATATAGGTGATACAAATAATATTATTTGTAGATCTCTGTGGGAAAGAAAATTTTGTAAATACCTAGATAGCAATAAGAATGTAGTTCGCTGGTCATTTGAAGCAATAAAGATACCATATTTGTCTCCCATCGACAAAAAAATACACAACTATATCCCAGATTTTTTGGTAGAGACTAAAGATAAAGATGGAAATGTAAAAACTAGTATAGTAGAAATAAAACCCAAAAAACAAACCAGAGAACCGGAAAAACTTAAAAAATCAAAAAAAACACTATTAACGGAAAGCATATCCTTTGCAGTAAATACAGCAAAATGGGAATCTGCTAAACAATTTTGCGACAAGCACGATATAACATTTAGAATATTGACAGAGGAGGAACTATTTTGACTTACAATAGAGCATTTTCACCCGGCCAAACCATAACAGACTTTAAAAAGAAAATATTGACTTTTGGTGGTGGTCTTCAGCAAGTTAGTAGATATGAAGTAATTCTACAGGGCCCTGGATCCCTTCCTTCTGTTATAACTTATCCCGAAAATGTGGCATTACCACCAAGATCTTTCGTTTCGACTCCATTTAGTAACTGGGGTCCAGATTTCAATATACCAATTAAAAGAGAATACGGAGAGTGTGCCATATCATTCATAATATATCAGGATTGGTACGAACGAAAATATATAGAGTCTTGGATGGACAAGGTGATCCCAACAGGAATTGTATCTGGTTCTGGTGGTGGAGGAGATGCCGCAGCAAGTGCCTCTGATTTTTCCGATTATACTAATCCTTACTCTATTTTTTCTGGATCTGTTCAGATAAACTGTCTTTCTATAAGCTCAAACTCCGGCGGCGGAGGAGGAAGAATTACTGCAAAAATAAAACTAAATGACGCCTATCCTTTGTCAATTACACCGACTACATTAAGTGCGGAAGCGTCTGGTTATGGAACCTTTGTTTCGATATTTTCTTTTAGGGACTATTCGTTTGAATGTCCTACTAGTTTAGATTAATTATGGAGATTTTTAAATGAATATTTCTGATATCTTGAAATCAACAACACCCAAATTTTCAGATACTGTTCCTTCTACCGGAAAAGTGATATGGTTTAGACCATTTTTGGTTAAAGAAGAAAAAATATTACTAATAGCACAAGAAACTGCAACCGATGGTGGAATAATGAAAGCAGTCAAAGAGGTTGTGGAAGCATGCTTTGAGGGAATAGGGGATGCATCAAAAATACCAATATTTGATCTGGAATATTTGTTTATAAAACTTAGAGCTAAATCCATACAAGAAATAGCAATTCCCATTCTAGTATGTCCAGTTACCTCCGAAGAAATAAAATTAAATATAAATCTAAATGACATAAAAGTATCTAAAAATAAAAACCACACAAATAAAATAAAAATAACAGATGAAATAGTTATTGGTATGAAATATCCTTCGATATCTATATTTTTAGAAAATAATATAGAGACTATGGAGTTAATTGATTTTTACGAACTAGCGGTAAATTGTATAGAATACATTGAAACCAAAGACGAAAAAATAGAAGCTTCAAGTATTACTAAAGAAGAGTTAGTAAAATTTGTAGATAATATGACAAAAAAACAATTTGATAATGTAATTGATTTTTTTGCAACAATGCCAAAAATAGAAAAAACTGTAGAATATACGACATCTGATGGTGTAAAGAGATCGATTGTATTGAGAGGAATTAAAGATTTTTTCGGATTGGCCTCAGTCACTTAACCATTGGTTCTTTCTATGATATAAATTTTAAACTCATACATCATTATAAGTATAGTTTAACTGATCTAGAAACACTAATACCCTGGGAAAGAGACATATATCTAGAGTTACTGAGGCAAGAAATAGAAGTAGAGAACAACAGAATCCTTAATCAGCAAAATATGGCAAACGCATTATCTAGAAAAGGTAGAATGTTATGAACGAAAGCAACGAAAAGGACATTTTAAAATTAAAAGAAGAAATTTTAAATATTTTTTCAAGTTCTATGACAATTAATGCTTTGTCTAGATTTAAAGCCGATGAATTTTCAAATATAAGTGTTCCTGCTCCAGAAAATGAATCTAAGTCAATGCCCAAAAGTGTATCGGATACTCCAATACAAATTAATGTAAATGTTGATGGCGAAAAAATAGATAATTCAAAAAAATATGAAAAGAGTATTATCTTTGATAAAGGTAAACAATCATATAACATTAATTTAAAAAAAAATAATGTATTGCAAAAAATATTAAACTATAATTCTAATTTTATAACAAAATTTAATCCATTAAATATACATCAAGAAATAAATCAAAGTGAATTATTTTTCACAAAGAAATATGGATTGACTGAAAGGAACAAGGTTAAAACAAAAAAATCAAAAAAGTTAGTAGGAGAGATGAATTTTGTTTTTGATAATCCTTATAGTTTCTTTACAAATGTTGGCAATTATTATATAAAAAATAATACAACTACATCTAACAATCAAAATTATATAAAAAATAATACAACTACATCTAACAATCAAAATTATATAAAAAATGATATTAACACGGCAACAACCGTCAATCAACTAAATGAAACTAACAATTCAATTAACGCACCCACCACAAACTATCTAAATGAAACTAACAATTCAATTAACGCACCCGTTACAAGCGTTAATAAACAACTAAATCAAAATATGTTCGTAGATGGTAATGTGAAAAATAATACCGAAATTAATAATACAACTCCTATTACAAATATCGACAATAATAATTTTTTAGTTAATGATACTAGTAATATAACAAATCAAACTCGTACGGTTGAAAACAATACCAAGGATACTACAAATATCGACAATAATAATTTTTTAGTTAATGATACTAGTAATATAACAAATCAAACTCGTACGGTTGAAAACAATACCAAGGATACTACAAAAATAATTAACAATGATACAAATGTAATTGATATGTTTAAAACCAATAATGTAGTCTTAAATAGACAAAATGATAACATATACAATTATAATATGACACAGTTAAATAAACCAAATTACGAATTTACAAAAAAAGAACAATATGTAACTGTAGATAAATCAAAAGGTGAAACGCTCTCTACACTTAAAAAATTAACATTTAGTCAAATGAATCAAAGAACTGTAAATAGAATTCAGGCTAAAACTATAACACAAAACAAAGAAAATAAACTATTAGTTCCTGCTTTTGCCGGCGGCGGAGAGGGCATAGTTAAGAGTACAACCCCCATCGTAATAGGAGAAAGAGGAACTGAAAGCTTTCAGGTTATACCACAGAGCAATTCTACCCCTGCAATTTCTTCAAGTCCAACATCTGCTCTTCGTGGGGAATCTGCTGTAGAATTTAAAACAAATGACTCTGGTGATAAAATATCAGAAGCAATTAAAAAGGACACACAAAATAAGCAATCCAATTCTGAAAAATCATTAGAAAATACAAAGGAAAACGAATCAAAGGATATAGTAAATGAACTTAAAGATGCATCTAAAGATTTAACTCCAGATAAGGGAAAAAGAAAAACCTCAGCAAAACCGGCAAATATTAAAATTGATAATAAACCATTGATAATTGAATCATTTAAAAGATTAACTATCGGAACCACTCCCATATGGAGAACTAAGCACATGTAAAAAGAAACAACCCCGAGGCCTCGGGGTTGTCGGACCGGAGATGCTATCTCTGGTGGGGTTAGTCGTCAGCGAGCTTCTTGAAATATTCAAGAGCATCGGTCGAGTCATCTGACTCTTCCTCTACTGGGGGCTTCTTGGTCTTGGCAGACCCACCCCATTGCTTTTCGGCAATTTCCTCTTCTTCAACATCCTCTGCGGTTCGTTGACCCATTGGAGCCTTACCGCGAATGTCACCCTTTAGAACGCTTTCCAACTTAGTCTTAAGTTCTTCGTAAGACTTGAAGTTAGAAGGATCTGTGAATTCCTTAAGAGCATTCTGACTGTTCCAGATCTTTTCTAGTTCTGTATCTGCACCACCGAGTAGAGCAGATGAAGAATCAAACTCGCTCTTGTCATAGTTGACATAACCACCAACATTACGAACCTTGAGCTTAAAGTTTGCACCAGTCCAGAAATTAAATGGATCAATTGGTTCTTCGTCCTTGAATTCAGGTTGCATTGCCTCCTGAATCTTCTCAAAGATCTTCTGACCATACTTGAACAAGAACACCTTTCCTTCATTCTGAGGATTAGCAGGATCACTAATCACATAGATGTTAGAGATGTAGTTCAACTTACGCTTACGCTGCCGCGCAAGATCCTTATCGCTATCCATTCCACTCTTCCAGAGTAGACTATTCATTTCTGAAACCGGATCTTGCTTTCCAAGGGTAGTGAGTGAATTCTCAATGTACCACCCACCCGGACCTTGGAATGCGTGGGAATAGAGCTTGACCCACGGAACATCCTCACCATCTACCGTTGGGAGGAAACGAATAATGGCAAAACCGTTCTTTGCCTTATCCAGTGTAGGACGCCAGAAACGCTCGTCCTTATAATCCTTCTTGCCACCTTCTTCTTCTGCAAACTTCTTGACTAGAACATCAATGCTAGTCTTTGACTTCTTCTTAAAATCGCTAAATGAACTCATTTAAATCTCCTTCCCGAAGTTCTCCTTCGGACTAAACTTTCGGTGGGAACTCCCCACCACTGACAAAACAAGTATACCACAACCCATTGTGCCGTTCAAGCAAAGGGTAGTGAATTCTTTTTTCTTGGCAAAAGATTTAATCTTTGTCCCTCTTCTTGAAGTTTTTCAACTATTGGTTGAGATAATAATTTAGACGAAACACTTATATCAATAGAATTTTCTTCTAATGTATAAATAATTGCATCCATGTAAGAACAATCTTTTTCTTTTACTCTATTTTCGACTTTCTTAGAAAAGTCTTCTTTGGTTAATTCAATAAACATATGTTATCTTTCTATTTATATTACCATTATACATAGTTCTTAGAAGGAATCAAGATGCCATACACATTAGATAATATTTTAGTTACAACTGCTACCGGAGATGCGTATTTAGCAACAGATTGGGGAACCAGTGGAACTGGTTTTAGTTTAACACATGTACCAATTTCAAAGATAGCATATGGCACCGATAGTACAACAACTAGAGTTGATACTAGCAGCCCACTTCCGATAAGCATTTATGGATGGACTGGAACCAATATAGGAATAACCGGAACTGTCGCAGGAAGAGGTACATTTGTAGTCGGATTATCCTCTGAAAGTTCTTTCTTAAAAATAGCAGGAACTACGTTTTCCACTATACCAGTCGGAATAAGCGGTAATATACAAGGCATCACAAATGGTGTTTTGGTTGGTGTAACTGGCACAGTAGATATACGAACAACTAATTTTGGCGTATTTGGTATTTCTGGTGCCACTGCTGTAGGAATAACAGGCGGAAGACGATTAAACTATAGTAGTGATTCGGTTTCAGTTTATGGAAATGTAGGAATAAGCGGAAGTATAAATCTAACCGAATCCACAGATAGCATAAGAGTTTATGGCCATGACGGCGATCTTAAACTCTCAAGTAAGATATATTCATCCAATGGAACTACTCTTGGTGTTTCAGGTGACGCACTAAAAGTTGCCGTAACAAATCATGGATTTACATTTACAGTATCTATTGGATCTACTGTAGGTGTATCGAATTATGGGGGTGGATTGATGGTAAAGGGAACAGGTATTACCTCAGACTATCCAATAATAGTGCAGGGCGCGGCCGCTGATGGATCCATAGAAGTAACTGCAACCGAAGCATTACCCGTAACTGTAGAAAATAATATTGATGTAGATCTATCCTCTATAATACCATTACTAGGGGCAACCGGATCAATCTATACAGCACTTAATAATATAAAAACCAATACAAATCCAATAACCAGTATAAATGATAAACTTGGAAATGGAACAATACAAGTAAAAATTGTAGATAATACTAAACCATCTTCGGTTTATAGCGGATCAAAAATATCATCTACTGCTGCATCGCAGTTATCAACATTAACTAATAGATTAGTATCTGGAGTACACATCAAATCATCAATTTCAAATACTAACACTATTTTTGTTGGTGGTTCTACATTAGTAACTAGATCAACTGAAGGATATCCTTTAGAACCAGGAGAATCTATTTTTATAGAAACTGGAGCATTAACTACGATTTATGTTAGATCTTCGGCCGGTAATGGAACAATCAACTTCATTGCTTCATGAATTTTTCAAATCATAAAAAATCAAGAAAAAAAAGTAGTACAAATGGAACCATTGTTCCAAATACCAATCTAGTTACTGCCAGAGTTGGAATATTTTATGGTTTGGAATATAAAAAGTCACTAACTAATAAAGTTAGCACAGTATCTGGATTGGTTGCTACACCAAATATAGTATTTAATAATTCAGAAACTAGTGCGTTTTTTGATTTTTCTGATTGGAAAAATGTATCTTCTACTGAAAATGATTTTTTGAATTTTTGGAAAAATGTTCCTGTCGGATCTACATTTACTGTATCAAATGCAGAACTTTATAATGAAAAGAATGGTAATAAATATGATTTATCCGGCGTTTACACGTTAAATGAATTAGAAAATTTAATAGTATTCTGCACTGTAAATTCTGTCACGAATAAAGACAGTGATATGAATTTATATTCTAAAAAACACTTCAAACAAACTCCAATATTTCATTTTAATTCTGTTCCTTCAAGCGACAATGATAGTAGGTATACTTTTATTGTAAATCATTTTGGACAAAATACAAAAACATCTTTCACTTATTTGGGTGCGGCCGCCGGTGATCATCTTCTGATACAGGGTGAAGAGTCATCTTATGAGATAGAAAATATTAATATAGATTCTGAAGGGAAAGAAATAATAAAAATAAAAGGTTCACTTCTAGAAGAAAATAGAATAGGTACAAAAACTCTGATACAACTTAAAATCAAAATTCCACCAAATAGCAGCACGGACGATATAGACATAAACGACAGTAAAATAGGTTCATGTTTAATAGGAAACGCTTGTTTTAATAACCAATCAGAGTCTCAATGTAAACTTAGACAAATTAAAAATGTAAGTTTAAAATTTACTGAAAACAATGAATGTGTAAATGTTACACCACTAACCGGTCCACCAAAAGAAATTAGTTATGTTGAGCCATCTAGCGAAGAAGTCATGGCTAGATTATTAAATGATATATCAAAAAATATATCATCAAATTCTAAGTCTGGTAAAATATTTTAAATCTTCTTAGCAGTCTTGACCTTAGTGGTCTTCTTGGGAAGTCTATCTTCTACAGATTCAACCATATCACGAATGCCGCGAATTTGAATCTCCTGTGACTTACTTCTGTGCTTTAGATCTTCATATGCATGCTTATAGTAGAAGTCATGATCGTTATATGTATCGATTTCTTCCCTGAATGCATACCTCTCATGGGGGATTAGAATACTCGCAAAGGTATTCATTAGTGTTGCATATAGAAGGCAAATAACAACAACAGTCTGATTGCCTCCAAGAAATGCCCCAGCACCAATTCCAATAGCAGTACACGCCATAACATTCAAAATTCTAATCTTATTCATATAGTTTCCTTTCATTGTCTGACAAAAGTTCAAATCCCGTATCCGTAGTGTACCAAATGTCATCGAACATTTCAATACACCAAGGAAGACAATGCTTGCATGGTTTGGAGTTACGCAACTGCTCAAACCTATTCATTCTTATATTTACTAGTTTAAGTTTCCTAAGATCTTTCTTATACTTCTTAGGAAGTTTATTGAAAGCATCCAATTCGGAATGAACGCAACCAATAATATAACCATACTTATTTGCTAGAGGATGTGTCTTGAAGACATTAGTTCCAATTGAAACTAGTTTATTCTTGTGATAAATCAAACTGACATGCTTCTTTTGTCGTTGAAGACCCAAACAAATTGGTTTGGCATCACGAAGAATATTATTGAAATCAAAATTCATAATAAACATTTCCGACAGGACTTGAACCTGTAACCTATAGCTTAGAAGGCTATTGCTCTATCCAGTTGAGCTACGGAAACAAATATAGACATAGTATACTGCACACTATGTCTATAGTCAAGTCTTTAGATTATTAAACCGTGAGTTTTAGATCTGCCGGATTAATTACACTCTTAGTGGGTGGCACAAACAGACCACCTACAATCACGGTCGTATAATGATCTTCAAGTTCCTTCTGCGGAGGAACAGTAAAGACTACATGCTTATTGAGAATGGTGATTCCCGTATCCTTGAATTCGGCATAGGGTAGCCACTTCGCAAACATAAGCTTGCCTTCTGGAGTTGGCAGAAGAACCGCCGGATCCTTCAGATTTACGCTATCTCCATCATTGACGGAGGTAACATTTGCAATGATTTCTTCACCACTAACTAGACGAACGATTTGAATATTTGACATAATATCTCCTTAATTATCACACTGACAACAACGACCCATAATCCTATCCCAAAGAGAACACTTTGGTGGCTTATCAACTGGCCAACATTGACCAGTAATATCTTCTAATTGATATGCGTTTTTGACATCAATCGCGCGGGATGATGCTTCAACAAATTCATCTTCTGTGAAAAGAAGATCTATGCATCTACCATCAATCACTTTCTTTACATGAATATATTCGTTACTCATAAAAACATCCTTTATAATGGAGGCCGGGGGAGTCGAACCCCCGTGTATCTCATACTTATGTATAAGCATCTACATGATTAGTTTCTTTTCGTATAGCAGGGTTTGTAAGGTAAGAAACAAACTTACAATCTGCTTTGACCATTTATTTCGATCCGTTTACTGATCACTCACGATCTATCAGATTTTGAGAAGTCAGGAGTTATCTGAGTAGTTCCTGTACCCTCTTGACGGTCCTAATGAATTAAGGATCGACTGTTTCTCAAGCAGCCATTGCAAATGCACGAGTGTTGGCATTTGTGGTTTGGTTGTTTTTAACGAAGCCATCAACCATCTTCGTCATGCTTCTTTACATTTGTTTAAGATATCGAATCCGATTGGCCCCCTTAGTCTTTCGTATGAACCTTTATTCTACCATCTGACACAGTATATTTCAAGCCCGGTCTTTCAATAATTCCACCTTGTCTTCCGACCTCAATCTGACCGATTGTTTTTGCGTTTCCTCTGCCCTTTGGTACGCTTGAGATATTAATTGCACCACCTACAACTGAGCCAAAATTGCCGGATATTTGTCTGCTATTGCCTTTTGGGCCAACCAAATGGAAAGATCCCTGATGACGAACAATATGGTGTTCCTCTCCAGGTGATCCTTCTTCGGTTCTCAATACAACAGACACAATTCCGCCATCTTTTAGACTTTTAAGGGTTTTAAGTTCTCCCTCGTATCGTTTTGCGTGTTGCCCGGCCTTTTCATCTCTTAATTCGGCCGATCCCTTCTTTCGTTGTTTATCTTCTCTTTCCTTGGCGGCCTTTTTTCGTCGGATATGAGTGTCATCTCTAATACCTTGAGCAAGCCGTAGTGCTTTATTTTTTTCTTTCATGCCGGATTGATGCATACCAGCCTGACGAAACATCTTAGCACTAGATTCCTCTAATGATCCCCAAGCACCAGATTTAACTAAAGATTCTAAAAGTTCTCTGAGTATTTTCATATTTTACCTCAGAGATATTTATAATCTATTTTCACTTCATTCGTGAAAGCTTCATAGCCCGGCGCTTCTTTGAACCCATCTTACGCCGACGACCAAACTTTGTATGTGTACCTTTGCGACTCATATTATCTCCTTAAATAAAACTTCTCTGATACCGTTCCTTGATGGTTTTGCATTCAATCTTTGCAGCACCATCTTTGTGCATCTTTCTTTGCTTGGTAATGACCTTTCCCATACCAATCGTCCTACAAACCATTTGACGATGCTTTGAAATAAAGGAAGCCTGACGCTCCATCATCAAATCAATTTCATCAATTTTGCGTTTAGCCATTAGTATCTTCTACTTCATCCTCAAACATTCCATAGGCCATGCCGCTCTTGCTGTTCTTCCAGTAATCAAGTTCTTTCTGGGGATAGCCGTTGGCAGCAAACCACTCATGGAGTTGTTCCTGAGTCATGTTACGAATGTTCTCTGGAGCAGGCTTTGGAAAGCCGTACCGCCACCCACTTGGAGGATCAATGAACACCACAGTCTTTTTCACGGCTTCTTCTTTCCCCACAACAGGGCAATACCAGTAATCAGTTGTCCGGTAAGAACACCCAATAGGTAGATAGCAGCAATAAGTAGTGTTTCCATTATAGTAATCCATTCTCCTGATCGAATTGTGCAATGCGATCTAGTGCAGCATTGCGTTCTTCTTTCTTAAAGCAATCCCAGCCGCGACGAGCCGCTTCACGATGCGGGTCTGCCATTGTTGGTAGATGATTGGCTTCGTTTCTACACACTTCTCGCCGTGCCTCATCCCGTTCAGCACGAAGAGAAGCAATAACTTGAAGTAGATCAACTCTTTCATTTTCCATTCGTCTAATCTGATTAAGCAGATCAACAAGAATTGGGGAGCTTTCTACTGTTGGAAATTGTTGATTACTCACTTGCTCTCATCCTTGTAGCAGTCCCAACGCATTTCCTTTGCAAGTTGCCTTGGGTGAGTGTAAGTGCCATTTTCGCACCACATCCGCCTCGCCTCATCCCGTTCAGCAGTAAGCCGAACAATGTCTCCGTAAGCTTGTTTCATGATGATCTGCTCCATCGTGGAGCCACTTCCACCATCAAGGTACGCTTGAATCATTGCCAGTGTATTAGATGTCATTGTTCTTCACACTTTCGATTTGGTTCACAATATTCAGAACGCGATTCATTTGATCTTCTGTGGGTTTTCCACCACATTCAGGAGAACGAGTAGCCCATATCCACACATTGTTGCTGCCAATGTCTCCTGTAATCTCACAGACATTGCGGCTCATGCACTCTGCCATCTTGATCATACCATACACTTCTTCATCGCCGCCGTCAATGTAAAAACGAAGAGTTCCAAACTTTTCTTTGACTTGAACAGCCTTCACATAAAAGTCTGGATTGGTCTTACGCTTCCATTCCACATGGTTCTGAATGCAGCGGCACAGATTGTCGATGATGAAATACCAACCATCACCGTGGGTGAATCCAAACCCCATGAGGGAGTCTGTGAGCGGTGCATCCTTATCCGCAAAGATTTCTGGATAGCGATTGTATAGGAGTTTTTCTAGATCGCCATGCATTTTAGATTGCCTTGTTACTTGCCCAATTCTTTGAAGCCTGTTCGGCGAGTGTATAACTGTTGTAAGTTTTGGCATTCACTATGATATCATTTTCATAAAAATTCACAACATAAACAGGCATGTTGTGCTCTCCACTTAGCATGATTTCAATTTCAGATGACTTGTTCACTTTTGCTTTCGTTTCCATAATGCGCCGGCCTGGTGCTGCCCCAGTTTTAGACCGTTATAAGCGGCCCTGCGAAGCTGTCCGCCCCCGGCGCGTTGAGTAGATTATACTCTACTCATCGTGATTGTCAATAGGTGTTTCAAAAGAAATTTTACATTTCTTTTGAGTAACATGACCATTAGTGGTCTTGACGAGATAATTGGACTTTTGCCGATCATCGTCATGACCGAGGCGATAACCAAGTTCAGGAAGACCAGAACTCTTGAATGCCTCAAGAATCTGAATCAACTCCTGAGACTTGGCAACTGCCTCTTCTTCAGTCATATTAAGTGGGATGTCAATATAGAATCTGAACATTATTCTTCTTCTTTCTTAGAATTAAGATACATTACAATCAATCCAACAATAACAAATGTGTAGAAAAACATAACACCCATGAATTGTGGCCAAGATATGTAATTTTGTAATTGTTCTTCCATATCAACTCCAAGGTAAACGGGGCCAGACCCTCTCGAATCTGGCCCCGTCGAATCAATCAAGATTTAATCAGGCGATCTGGAACCGCGAACCGTCACGACGGAAGCGGTAGGTGCGCTGACCCGGGTGCGTGTCGCGCATGAAGTAGCGACCGCGAGAGTCAGTCACGATCTCCCAGTTGCCGTACTTTTCGACCATTTCACGAATGTCGCTGATGGTTGCACGGAGATTGGCAACGCCATACTTGTTGGCGGCCTCGGTGGGGCAAAGACCCCATCCACGGGCGAGATGATTGATGACCTGACGCTTCTTGCTAAGATTGTTGTTACGCATAACTTTAAAAATTCACTTTCCTTACGATGCACTCTTCAAACAAATCGGCGAAACTGAGTGCTTGTTTCCCGATTACTATGCAAGTATTGTAGCAGTTCGTTTCCGTTCTGTCAATACCCTGAGAAAAACTTTCCTAAGATTGTTTTTCTCAATGCCTCCTGTAGGGATCGAACCTACGACCTATTGATTAAAAGTCAACTGCTCTACCAGCTGAGCTAAGGAGGCAAATACGGGAGGCGATCTCCGTTTACGCCAAGGTTTTATTCATGATCCACTCAACCTTAAACGATGGATTCACGGTCCCGGTGGGTCGGGTACACACCTTATATAATATGCAATTAAAAAGAACTAATTTGTTCTTCTTTATTACACTATTATTATAACAGATCAGGGGGTGGTTGTCAATACCCACCACTGAGGAATCTTATTATTCTTCCATCTGGCAAACCTTGCCTTTGCACCAATGTAATAGGCACGATATGCCTCAACTGCGTCAGTATTCTTGTAAATATCTGGCATTGCTTGTGCAAACGGCGTAAGAGGACCAATTGGAAGCCCAAGTGGTCTTTTCTCTTGTAACCAAGTCAATAGATTATATGAAGTATGAATCTTACCATAACGAGATGTGTATTCGTGACACATTTCAATGGCATGATTTGCCAACCAATCATAATTTGAAGTTGTATGTCGTGTCCAAATTGTGCAAGGATGATTGATCATCGTGGATCGATAAATGAAACCATCTGTGATTGGATTAGGATGAATGTAGGTTGTATATTTCCTACCACCCTTTCCCAGTTTAGTTGACACTGTGCCATCCAAGTAACGATGGGCAGTTGAGAGTAATTGAGCACTCTCAAGAATCATTTTAACTACATGCTTGTCACATAGATTCTGTGCAGCAACTCTTGGATCATTATCTAAAACAAAAATATTCATAGAAATGTTTTTGGAATCAAACCGGTCTTTTCCCACAACTCACGAGTTTTCTTCTTTGCGTCCTTACGCATTTCAATACTCTTATTACGATCTCTGATGATACGCTTACGATGCTTTCGCTTTACGATTCTTCCTGACTTATTCATTTTATGCTCCAAAAATATTATTAATCTGATTATTCACACGAACAAAAGTAGTACGCTTTGGTAGATGCTTGATACGACTTGCACCAACATAA